CATCGTAGGTAGTTGTGTACAAATAGTATCCTTCTTCTAAATATTCTTTTGGTATATCTTTTAAAGCTAATACGTTTGTTTCTTTTTCCCAAACATCAGTGTTTACTATTTGTTTTTCAAACTGGTTCATATATCAATGTGTTGTTTTTGATTAAATCTTTGTTAGAAATTCCTTTACGAATTGCATTTTTATACAACAATGCACTCACAACCCCCTTTTTCCCAATCCACACACTATCACTTTCATCTCCTACTACCACTGGAAATCCATTCCATGTTTTGGGAATTTGATTTAAAAACACCATCGCAACATTTCCCCCATTTCTTAATCTTTCAATAAGCTGCTCATCTGTGTTGTTGTAACGATCTGCGGAATAAATCAAATGATAATTTCTGTATTCACTTACTAATGTAGGATGCTTTGTGTAATCGACAAAGGTTACCATTTTGTTCAATTCAAAAATATTCTTACCATTTTCTACTTTTAGCTTATCCCATCGAATATCACTAAAAACATTAAGTCTACAGAGTAGCTTCTTATTCTCACTCTTTGCTTTTAGTTTATACCATTGAAGTTCAAGATTCACTTGTTTAGCAAATCCAACTCTGTTCTCTAAAAAGCGAAGTGTTTTAGCTATCCGAGATTTTTGAGCATTGATTGTTGATCCCATTCCTGCATGAAATAAACACGATGATTCACAGGAGGGGGAAGAAAAACTGCACGTACTAATTTTAGGATTTGCGAGCGTATGAGGACTCAAAGACAATCCCACTTGTAAATATCCAAACTTTTCTGCTTTCTCAAACTTACGATTTTGTTCTGATAAGAGCTTCATTTATTGTAGTTTTTGTTGTATAATTTCCCATTCACTCAAACATTCTTCATCTAACCATTTTAAAGCACTTTCTTTTGTTCTAAAGACACCATAGATATACCAATCTGTTTTATCTCTTAGTATATACACACTATTAAAATCCCATTCTTCCAATTCTACCTCTATTGTTCCTACTTTCTTTTTATTCTTTGCTTTTTGAATAAAAGCTTCAAACGGAATAGCAGGAACACAATACACTTTATTGTTCAAAAATAAAAAGCTCCCCAATAATGTAGGGAGCATATTTAGTTCTTCATATATCTTGATACGAAGAGGGTGATTTTGGAACATATTTGCTTTCCTAAAATCTTTATAGGTTAGTGTTAGTTTCATATTGAATTTCAATCATTTTAATTGCTGTTTCTAACTGCTCTATACACTCTTCATACTTCAACCAAACAATAAGTATTTGGTGTACAAACCCAAATTTGTTTATATCAAATGTGAGAGAATACTCATAATCATTTTTATAAACAAATTTAAAACCACCTTTCCTTACAAAGCAATAATCAGTAAGAGCAAAGAATTCATTTTTTCTAAGAATTGTAGCTAAAGCATTATTTTCCATTGATGTAAACGTTTGCTTTGATTTTTTGTTTAATATCTTTCATTTCAGCGTTTCCTTCTATACTCAGTCCAAACTTTGTCCAATAACTGTTTGTATCATGAAGAAACTGAACATCTTGCAGAAAACACTTATCTAAATTAGCAATTTCTTTAGGAAGAATGCTAAGTACAAAAGCATTTACTCCATTTCGTTCTATTGAAGATATATATTTTTCTTTTGGAATCCATCTTCCTATAGCACACTTATTTCCATTGTAAGCTAAATAGCAACACCAATCACCATCTTCTGATTTTGATCTGAGTGAAACATCTTTACTATAGTATTGTATCATATCATTCAAAAATTTGATTCTTCTTTGCTTGTAAGAATCTTTTGTTCTAAAAGGGAGGTTCATCTAATTTTCGATTAATTTTTTCAGTAATTTCTATTTCTTTTTTCCAAATTTCATTAGTAAAACTTCCTGAAATTCTTATAGATTCGTATTTAATCTTCACATCGTGAATTCTAATTCTTTTAACAAGTTTGTTAAACAAATTATGTAGTGTCCAATTTCTTACTCTCACAATAGAGTTATCGTTTCCAAACAAATGTAAAAGATTTAACACCCATCTCGGACACCACTTTGGTTTTGCTTTCTTATCAACAAACTCAAAGAATTCTTCAAGTAAATCATAACATTCTTTTTCTGTGTGTTTATTAAACACATTCCAATAAGCTCCAAGATAATGGAATTTGTGCTCCCTGTTAGAGGAAAAACAATTCCATACATCTTGAAAGCTTATTGGTTGTAACACTACTTTAAACATTAATTTAAGGAGAGATTTTTGTTAATAAATTCGTCAAATGCTATGTGATTGTTTACCCAATTGGAAGGATGAGATGTGCGTAAAGCTGCTGTAACATGATTGTAAAAGTCCCAAGCACTATTTCCATCTGTACCATAATTGTAAGATGGTGACATGATTTCCCTTTTCAGTATATTCAATTGATCTGTGTTCACTATTTGCTCTTCAAGAAACAACTTCCCAACTAAAGAATGAACAGCACTTTTATTCAAATCATAGTTTTTCAAAAGCTCACGGTAAGATATATACGTATTGAATTCTTCTGCTGTATTGTAAATGAATTCGTATATTTTTTCAGGAGCTAATGTTTGAATTTCTCCTACGTGTTTCTTTTTGAATATTGTATCTCTGTTAGAACGCAACAATCCGTTACTGCACGCAATGATTTCCGACCCCATTAAAAATTTAAAACTCAAACTTTTATCATAAGAGTTTTGAGCTACTAATTGGAATTGTTGTTCCTTATCATCAAACAAATTTAAAGAATAATGAATTGTTGCTTGATTTCCTTTTTTAGCTGCAAGGAATTTTCTGTTTGATACAGGAATATTAGCTTTGTCCAACACTAATTCAATTGTATCAACAATGTTTCCATAAGATATTGGTTTGTATATTCGTTCCTGTGTTGGAATAGGAACATTGCGTAGAAAATCTTCTTCTACTAAATAGGATGATTTGTGAATGATTGTACTCATTTTGTTTTGTTTTGTTTGTTTCTAAACCTTATTTCACTGCGCATGATTTCAATGGTTTGCTTCATACTATATAAAGCATCACTCATTCCTTCTTGATTCTTCACTTTCTCAATTCTATTTTTTAAATGAACAATAATTGCTTCTATGTGTTCTTCATCTAAATCTTTAAGCAATTTTGTAACTAGAGCATTCAATCTGTTTAAATCTTTGTCATACAAAGCTGTCCATGTGAATTCTTCTCTTATTGTAGGAAGAAGGAAATTTACGGAAGTGGATTTTACTAAATTAGGATGGGAAGTACGAATATAGCTTGAAGCTTCTCCATCAATGAAATAATACACACCATCAATTTCTTCACATTTGTAATCATGACGATGGTAAGGAATCAGCTTCTTACCGTTAGGAAGTGCTAAATATGATAGCTTCATATCAAATAATTGTTTCAGTTTCCCAATTGCTCCACACTAATGTATTTTCACTAAAAATCTCAATTGTTGGTGATTCGTTATCCTCTGGAAACAACAGCTCTTCACTTTCTAATAAGTCTGTTTCTCCAATAAAACTTTCTATATCATAAGCATCATACACTGTTTTTTGAATAGCATCTACAATATCTTGCAAAGGAGTTCCTTCTATAAATGAAAGCTCTCTCCACACACTTACTTTGAAATGTAGCTTTAACATAGTTATAAGAAGTTTTCTATGTAAATTTTACTGCTCACAAAATCTGTAAGCTCATTTGTTTCATCTTTTATCCATTCCTTTACATTAATGTGAGAAATGCGAACAATAATTGCCCCATCCTGAAACACTGTTGTTTGTATCAATCCTCTTTTCAACAAACCATTTCCTAAATCTTCAAACCCTTTCACTTTCAATAACTCAATAAGTTGTTTCCAATCTTCCATGTTTTTCTGATTTAGTATTCAATTTCTGTTACAACGATTGAGGTGTTCACTTTGCTCATTTTCCCTAATTCTACAATATTCACCATTGGAAATTTCTCTTCTAAATAAGCTTGAAGTTTTTCTTTCTCTGGAAATGGTTTAATGCTTATATCGCGATAGAAGTTTTTTGTTGAATCTCCTTCTTTGGAAGTATACGCAAACTCCAATTCGTAATGTTCTGTGGTTGTTGTTTTACTCTCCATTTTCTTCTGTTGTTTCAATTACGTTTCCATTTTCATCCAATTGTTGTGTTGATACAATTAGTTCATCATTCTCTGCAAGGTAAGTTTCCTGAACGTTTGTGTCTAAATCTCGAATTATAAATGTGACACCATCTCCAATTAAAGAGGGAAACGCTGTTCCCCCTTGAATCTCAACAATTATTTTTTTCATTTCAATTTGTAAATGAAGTTCTTAACGCGCACTTCCAATAAATCTGTTGGATAGAATTGCTTCACTTGTCCTTTCTCTTTACAACGAAAAGCTCCAAGTTCTGTCTTATCACCATACACTTGAACATTCATCAAATTAGATTCTCCTGTTGTTTTCTTCTTGTGTACAATAGTGATGAAGTGTCCTTTGTTCTGTTCTACATGTTTAGCAAGCTCTGTACGTGAACAAATTACAATAGTTGGAGTTACAGTATTTGCTTTCTTTACATTCTTTACAGCTTTAGCAACTATTGTATTCATATTTCCAATAGATACACTGGAATAAGTGCGAAACACACCATTATCTGTATATGTAAACTTTCCATCTTGTGCGAAATCACTCATTGCATCAGAAATATCCTGTTGTTTCCAAAATGTTTTAGGGAATCGTTGAATTAATTCCTGTTTGATTTCCAATGTTGTTACATTGTTTGTAGCTCTACATAAGTCCATAGCTACTCCGTAAATTTCATTGTTGTTGTTCATGTTTTTGTTTGTTTAGTTGTTTTATCGAATATGGATCAAATATTTAAGACGATTCTGGTTTTCCGTGTAGGTGATAATTTCACTGTTAAGCAATCCATTTCCTGCTTCTACAAATGTACTGTCAAATCCTCTTCTTTGTAATTCTTCGTAGTTCAAATTAAAAGAATTACCTTTGTACCATCCGTGATATAAAAATGGGTTTCCTACATGCACTTCATATACAAGAAGAAACTTGTCTCCATCATGTCCTGTATAATTTAACGATTTAGTCATTGTTTCAGAAAAGTAATTTCCATCTCCGTAAATTTTTCCACTAAATTGAAAATTACCAACAGGACGTATTTTTAATCCTTGTTGAAGAATGGAAAGTACACTTGAACATCTTGTACCGTGTATGAGTATACGTGTGTCTTTATTCTTCTGATTTTTCATCCATTTATCGAATGTCTCATTTTCAGAAGTTTTATTCAAACAATAAATAGCTTCTACTCTTCTTCCAAAACTCTGCTTCAACAAATAGTTAAGCTCTGTTGTATCTGTACATTCTTCCACAGTGATACCAAGAACATCTAACAGCGTTACATCTGTTTTCAATTCCGTTGTAGCTGTATTAACGGAAACACTGCTCTTAACAGCATCAATATTGTCCTGTTCCTGTTGAAGTGTTCTATTCAAATCAATGGAAGGAAGAAGATGATGTTGCACTTTGTTCATATTCCGAGGAATAGTGGTGTACAAAGCAATCAGTTTCTTATTCACTTCCGCTTCACTAAGAGAAGAGGAGACAGCAATATCAGAAAGAATTTCCTGTGCTTTTTGGATTTGTTGAGGAGTGATGCTTGTAGCTTTAACGCTGTATGTATTTCGTACAAGATTGTCCCTATATTTCTTTAACAATTCAATCAAAGCTGCTACTTTACTGTTTCCTATTTGCTTTAATTCCTGCACTTCATTTACAGAAACTAATGTTGTGCAATCCACATATCCTTTTTTCAGTTTCTCTCGATACTTACTTTCCCACAAACTAATATGGAATGTGGTTTTCTGACACGTTAAATCAATTCTTCCATATTCTACATTCACCATATCACTTTTACCATCCCAATTCATAGAATAGTACTTGTTATGATTATCCTGTGATACAAATACAAGTTTGCAAAACTTTTCCATGTTAGAATTGTTTTAATTCAAATGCTTGAATGTTGTTAAATCCAAAATGTTTCTGTAATTGATAACACATATAGAAGAAAGTGAGAGGTGCATTGTATAATAGCGATGCGCGACCTGTACCCAACCCAAACGCAGAAAATACAAGTGTTGTATATCCCTTATTTCAATCAAGTTGTTTGATTTCTGCTATTTGCTTATCTATAAGCTTTCTATTTTCATCAAATGTACTATCATCGTAAAACTTCCCTATTGCATGTAGCGTTACAAATCCATAAGCATTAGGAAGTCCACGAATTACAGCTTGTCCTCCTCCAATTGGTGCTTTACCATTTTTAGATTCTTCCCATTGCTGAAAATTCTCCCCGAATATGTACAATGATTGAGGAAATGATTCTACAAGTGCTCTTGTATAGAATTTAGTTGTTTCAATATTCATTAGCTTGGTTGAAATCGTGATGTGTTTTGTTCTGATTTAGCATTTCTAATATTTGACATTAGTGAATTCATACGGTAATGAGCGTTTCCGTTCAATTCTTCCGAGTATTTAAGTCTTGCTCTATTTAAAGCAGTTTTATCAGAATGATAATGATATTCACAAGAAGCTAAAGTTTCTGTAAGTAATCCAAGTAAAGAAGAAATTTCTTCCAGCATATAAACAAGTTGTTCAGGAGATGTTGTATCAACTTTCACACTCATTTTTTCCTTCACATATTCTAAATTAGTGAAGCATTTATCTTTGTCTAATACAATCATTCGTAATAGTATGTTAAACGTTCTTTTCTTTCAACTTCTGTTGCAATTTGCTCTAAGGAATTGTTTGAATTTTCATAAGTTCTCGTATTAAACATAAAAAACTTTCCGTCTGTTACTCTTTGAACTATTACTTCTGTATCTGTACATCCTCTATCCAAATCAATATATGTAGTAGTTTCATCTATATACATTAATTGTTTCCAATCTGTATAGTATTCTTCTGTTTCGTAATCATTGATGCGAATTGTTTCTTTCTTCATTGTTTTCTTCTTTTTGTCTTAGTATTTCTCTCCATTCTGAATTAGTTATATATCTCTCTCGTTTTATGTGTACAATATTCTTGCTTTCATCTAAGCTCCAATCATTCCATCTACTAAATGGTGATTCAAATACTTCTAAAAACAGGTGTTGATAGTGTTTTGGAACAATCTTACAGAAATGAGAAAAAGCATCATCAAATGATTTTCCAATATAGTGTTGCAGGATTCTCTCTTTCACTTTGTAGTATTTGGTTCTCATTGAAAGCGGGTGATCAAAATTAGGAATATCGTACATGTTCCCAACTTTCCTTGTCAGGTATTGTTTTCTGCTTTCAAACTTTGGTAATTCTTCATTCATCTGTTGAAGGTTTAGAATGTTCAAGCTTATGACAATTTTTACAGTAGCAAACCCATCCTGTTTCAGCAAATAGATTTTCTACAAATTGAGGAAGATCTTCTTTACATTTTAAGCTTCCCGCAGCTACAGCATGGTGAATTTCAACATCTTTCTGCAAAAAATATTGTTCACATTTTGCACATTTGTATTCCCATTTCTGTTTAGGATTTGTTCCTATATATTTTCTTCTTGCATTTTGAAGTGCTAACAAACGAGGTTTCCAAAAGCGAGTACGAGATCTTAATGTTGCACGAATCATTCCCCAAAATGCACTTTCACTTTGGGTGTTCAAGTTTCTTGTTTTCTCAACTCTACTTTTCTTTACTGTTTTAACTTTTTTCTCTTTCTTCATATATTGTGTTTTTTAGCAAATTTAGCATACAAATAAGAGAAAAACAATAATTAGTTGATACAAATAGAATTGCTTTCTGGTTCTTCTCCATCCCATCCTTCAGTTCCTTCTGAATAAAACTCTTTATCCTGTATATCAAAAAATCCAACAGTGGGTTCAAAATACACTTTTGAATAGAAGTTTCCTTCATCATCAGAAGAACTGATCACCTCCAATTCTTCCCAATTCTCTATATGAGCAACAGCTAATTTAATTCCTTCTAAAAATGTCTTTAGTTTCATAATTGTTCAAATTTAATACACTCCCATCCAACACAATTAATTCTTTCTACAGTTGTTTTATAAGCATTGGGTTCTGGAATTTTTCCTTTTCCTAAAAAAGAACGAATTTTCTTTTTAGAAAGTTCTACGTATTTCTTGAGAAATCTATACTTGTTTTGTTCAGTTACCATTACCTTATAGTTTACGAACCACAATTGTCACATCCCAAATCGTCTTGCTCAAAAGCATTTCTCAAAAATTCTCCCAATTCTTCTTCTAAAGCAAGAAGCTCATCTTTCAGTTCTATTTTATCAATAAATCCCAACATAGGATTTTCCAATTCTTTTTTAATTGCATCCCTTCTCAATTGCAGAGAAGCACGTTCCTGTAATGTCAATGTTTTAAGTGTTTAAAGTTTTTGATTCATTTTCTTTTTGATTTGGTTTCCATTTTACCATATTCTTGAAAAAGTATGTAGTTATAATTCCCACTAACAGAAAGTTTACAATAAGCGGGAATAGATATAAGCTGCTCAATATTCCACAAAATAAGTAGAATATCATTATAATGTATACAGCAAATTCAAGAAAGCTGCAATCCTGTTTAAATATTTGGGAAATTTTCATAGTAGGTGTGTTTTAGTGTGAATGTAGAAATAAAATTTCTAACATGCAAAAATCATTCCACATTATTTCTTTGCTTCCAATAAGCTTACAATATACGCAACTAATTTGATTTTTGCAATAGGAATGTTTGCAGCATCCCATTTCTGATCAAATGTTATATCACTATCACGTAGAATTTCTTCTACATTCTGTTCAATGATTGCTTTTTTATTTTGTGTTAGTTTCATCTTTGTTTGAGTAATTTGTGATTGTATAGAAATGCAAACTCTGCAACCGCAAGGAACGTAGATTCCAATTTTGTAAGTGGTTCTGAAGCTTTAGATACAGTTTCATCAATAAATGTATTGGTACAATGAAGAGATATTTTACAACCTTCCTGCAATATATCCACTTGATAGATTCCATCTTGAATAGATTCAATAAATTCTACTGCTATCATTATCCAATTCCAATCTAAACGAAAAAGCAATATTTTGTGAGAATTTCCATGAGAAGTAAACCATTGATTTTTCCATCTTTGCTCTAAAGGGTCTATATGTCCTTGTCTCCACCCAAGCATAAGAGCTATCTGTTCGTTTTTTTCTTTTAAATTCATATTTCTGTTCCATTTACAAATGTCTCAATTCTTAACGTACTGCTTCCCTGATAAGAACAAATTAAAAACTGCTCCTGTTTCAATATAGGGAGTGAAGCTATTTTCAATTTCAACAATATCAAACATTCCTGCTGTTTTCACTTCTTCAAATCCTGTTAAATCACACCTTTTATTGTTTTGTATTTTAAACTTTACTTCATAATTCATGTCAGCAAATTGTTTTCGTCCAACCATTGTGTTGCAGCTTCTTTTCCTTCATTGTATGTAAAATCCCACACATCTTTTCCAACATGTTTCGGAAGAAATATATATCCCACTTCCTCTTGATTATATACATCACAAATTCTCTTCACTGTTTCAATTCCTTTTTCATCATTGTCGTAAAGAAAAACAACACGTTTTCCTTTCTTTTTAAAATAATTCATTTGAACAGGAGAAGGAATCACCCCTTCATTCAGCATTCCTCTTGAATTAGCCCCAAGAATCATAGCACATTTTGTATCTTTTACGCTTTTAGTGACAAGTAGCGTATTGCTACTTGTTTCATCCTCTTCTCCAACAATCACATCTTTCAAATTTGTACTTCTGAATCTAAATTTTCTATCTTCTACAAGTGGAGAATAAATTTGAAATATCTGTGGTTTGAGTTGATATGCAAAAACACCTTCTGCTGATTTCCATTGATTGTTGTTATACCAAACATACTCTGTAGAATATATTTGCATACTTTCAAGCTTCTTTGTATTAAAATTGAAATTCCCATTACAATTCCAAAATTCCAATTCCTTTTCTGTAAATTCTTTTTTTCTTATTCTAATTGTTTGCAATTTATTCACATGAGCTTCCACATGAGCATAATTGCTGTTTCTTTGAATTGTGGGAGGACATTGCTGCATTTGTTTAGCATCCATCCCAAAATCAATTTGAACGTGTTGTAGAGCTTCATAGAAAGAACAGTTGTATAAATGTTGAACTAATGAAAAACAATTCAGATTTTTTTGATCACTTCCCCAATCTCTCATATACAAAACATCTCCTACATACAAAAATTCTGTATTTGGTGTTTTGTTTTCTCGAAGAGGATTAGTGTAACGAACATTCAGCTTGGGATAAAATCCTAAATACTTTTGAAAGATTTCTTCCTGAGAGAATTTAGAAAGAATTTGTTGTTTTATTGAAACGCTTTGCTGTGCATTTCCTGTTTGAAGTATGAATTCCATGGAAAGAAATTTATTGAAGGGCAAAGCTAATTAAAGAAAAAAGGAAAAGAGTAAAACCCTCTTCCTTTTTTGTGCAAATAACCAAAAAGTATAATACTAATTAGAACATATCGTCTTCCACTATAGCAGGTGTAGATGTTGCAAATGGTAAATCTTCAACACCACTTGGAAGTACTGGTTCTTTCACCATCACTTCATAATCAATTACATCGTATTGCTCGTTGATTTTGAATGGATATGTATCAGAAACTTTTCTCCACCAGTATAAGTTTGCAATTTTAACAAATGGAGAGAATTTAGCTTTCAAATCTTCTTCTGCAATTCCTTGAGCTTTTTCATAATCCACTTGCACAACCTTGTCTTTGTACACCACCTTGATACGAATAGATTCTCCAATCTTCACTGTAGCAAAAGTTGTTTCAACAAAGTCTTTCCATGTAGATACAGTTTTTTGAGGAATTTCTGCACCCAATGCTTTAGCTAAATCAGTTAAATCTCCTGTGGTTTGTTTTACACGTTCAGAAGTAGCTTTATCTCCTTGTGTAGGATCATATACACGTTTGTTTAATTTAGATCCATCAACATCAAATGTTAGCTCAACATATCCACTACTATTCCCTGATGCTTCTTCAAACTTCCATGATTCTAATACACCAATTACACCTTTAGAAGGATCTGTTGGAAGAGCTAATTTCTTAGAACCACTACCAATTGATTTTTCTGATTCTACTCCTGTTTCAAATACAAATTCCATGTTGTTGTGTTGTTTTTGTTAAAATTTTAGTTAAAAAGAGGAAGCACCATTTCTGATACTTCCTTTTGATTTATGGGGAGGGTAAATCTTAAAAAATCTCTTCTTCTACTAAATGATTTGTTTGTGTAGCACTAACAAATATTTGAGAAAGTACTGTTTCATCAATTTCAGGAAGTGTTTCTTCTGCTTTTGTTTCTGGAAGCATTACAATTTCTTTTTCAAAAGGTTCTGTTGTAAGAACATAAGAAACAACTCCCTCAACATTTCCTTCCACCTCTTCTAAATAGAATCCTGTTGTTGTTTCCAAATCAATTCCTGATTGTCCTACAATGTATGTAAGATATTCACTTTTAAACACTTCTCCACAACCTTCTCCTTTAAGAAAACGTGGAGATAGTTCAGCAATTTGTGAATCATCTGTACGAAGAAGAAATACATATCCTTCTTGAATAGCTGCTGTCCATCCAATTGTTTCTCCTTGTCCAATAATGAATTTCTCATTAATCTTCCAATTTGATGTTTTTGGTTGATACACCAAATCATAAGAAGGAAGAATTGGTTTTTGTTTTACTGTTACTAATGATTCTAATGATAACTTTGAAGCATCACGAACATTAGATTTTGGAATGATTTGTGCTTTAAAAAGATCGAATTTCATTGTGTTGTTGTTTAATTAGTTGTTGTATTGTTCAATTTTTTCAAAAATCAATTTTAAATCGTTAGGTTCTAATGGATCTAACATGGACATCGGGGATTTTGCAGTGTTTGTTCCATCTGATTGTGTAGAAAAATGATATGTAAGAACTCCTTTATCATTTTTTATCACTTTAGTGTATAGAACAATGCTAAACATTCCTTCAATTGTTAAATAGTTTGTCACTAATTTTCCAATTGATTTTGCACGATACACTTTATTTCCAAAAGTATCCACATCTACTTCTGGGTGCATCATCATTACTACGTAAATATCATCACCTAATGTTTTAAGTGCTTGAAACACTTTAGCAAACCCAACCCCAATATCTGTAAACTTAGCAAATCCTGATTCGTTTCCTCTGCGAATGTATTCATTTTGCATAAGATAGTTAGCATCATCAATCACTATTGTTTTAATGTGTGGAAGATTTGCTTTAATATGTTCAATAGTTTTAATAACCATTGGCATACTATCTGTTGATGCAACATTTCCATTAGGATTGTCTTTTGAAAACTGTGTATAATTTGCTTTCCACCCTTTAAATGGAAGTGGTTTTTTTGCAACGTTGATAATGAACGTCTCTTTAGGATTTAAGTTTCTCAAACTTGTAGATTTTCCTTGTCCTGATTCACCAATAATTAAAATCTCTTGTGCCATATTGTTTTGTTTTAAATTTTCTCTTACAAATATACAAAATTCTACCCCTGTTTGCAAGCTTAAAAGCACATATTTTTTGCTTTTATACGCTTATTTTCAATCAATTACAAAGAAATTTTGTTTGTTTCTTCAAGCAAATAAGCAAATATTTGAGCATGTGTTTTATTCTCTTTTTCTAAATTATAAACATAAAACTCCAGTGGGGAAAAACTACAAATATTTAATTCTATTTGTTCTCCTACACTAAGATTGCTGTAGTTAA